TATTTAATGTAGATCCACTTGTTTGAGTTACAGAAGCACTTAAAGTGATCTTACCTAAATCTACATCTACAGCGATTATTTCTAATCCTTCTGCTACCATAGATTTTGCGCCAGTAGCAGTTACTTTCTCTTCTATATCTACCAAATCACCTTCTTCAAAATTTGCTTCTTTAAAGTCAGAGATTGTTAATACAGCAGTTCCTGTTCCTGCAGATACGGTTCCTAATTCACCAGTACCATCTGAAAAAAGACATCTTGAAAGGTTTCTCATATAAGATTCAACGCCTTTCTTAACTACTTCTTTAGTAGCTCTAACAAAAGAACCTTCATCTTTAAGAGATGCTTTGATTGTTTGACGATCAATAGTTACTCTTGCATAAAGACTTTTTGCTTGGATAATAGCTTTTCCATATTTTGCTTTTGAAGCTGCAGGAAGTTTTCCTGAACCTACACCACCAGCAAATGATTGTGGAACTGCTATTTCTAATTGTGATCCTACAAAGTTGTAAGATTTTTTACATCTACCTAAAAGAATATTTGCTGAATTGTAAATATTCTCAGATAGTTTTTCATATTTAATCTTGAACAATGCTGACGCATCCTCCATATTAAATTTACCATTATCTGTTGTTTGTGACATTTTCTATCTCCTAGAATTTAAAAATCATCAAAGTCCGCATAGTCTTCTAATGCTCGAACCTGCGATTTTTTATTATTAATATTATCTGTACCGACTTTTGCCGATACGCTTTTTGAAGCTTTCTCTACATTTTTCTTACTTCCATAAACCTCTTGAATCAATTCTACAATATCCGAGTCTGGTAATTTATCATATGTCATGATAATTTTAGCCACGTTTTCAAGGATCGCATCATCGGATTCAAAATTAGGTAAGGCTTCAGATATTAAGGAATCCGCTTTGCCTATTGATTGCTTTTGTACACAGTACTCAGCAACAACTGCAGGAGTTATTCCTTCCATCTCTGCCTCTTTTAATTCAAAATAAGACGCATTGAAATCTTCGTCCGATATTGAATAAGTTTCTTGAAAGTGAGATATTTCTTGTTGGAGTGCATTTACAGCTTGTTCCTGTTCTCTCTTGGTTTCATTTGAACTATTCAAATCTTCTAAAAATTGTTTTTCTTCTTTTAATTGTTCGTTTGATTGTTGATCTTCTGTTAAAGATCTTATTCTATCTATTTCAGGTGCCATTTGAGATAATAATTCTCTTTTAAACTCATATGGCTTCATCCCTGCAAATTCTGCTAAGTAGCCTAAAGCTCCTAGTCCATCTTTATTTTTAACTTTTTCAGCAAAACCATCTATATATTTATTTACGTTATCTAATTCTGCTTTGTATGTATCTACATTCTTTTCGTGAGATTTTCTTTCTTCTGAAAATTCTTTATATTTTTGATTATAATTTATCTTTCCTGAGTAATTATTTAGAAGATCTTTTAAAGATACATCTACTTCTTCACCGTCAACCGTATGCCTAAAGGTCGAATCTTCGGCAATTTCCTGTGAGAGGTCTTTAAAGGATGCTTTTGCATATTTAATTTCTTCTTTAATTTCCTCTTCAATCTCTTCTTTTGTAGCTTCGCTCGCTTCTCTATCGTCTTTTCCCGGAACTTGTGATTTGTCTTCTTCTTCCGCTGTCGTTTCCTCACTCCCATTTTGTAAGAAATCTCTCGCATTATCCATTAACTCCTGTTCTGTATTCACAGTTGTAAGTTCATCTAGATCATCAAAAGATGCTCCATGACCTATATCAGGAGAGGTTTCTCCTTCTACTTCTACATTTGGTTCGTCTTGTACTAGTGTCTCACTCATTATTTCTCTCCCTCAGAAAATGGTTTGCCTTCCTCTGTTTCTTTACCCGGAATAATACCTGTAACAGTATCTCCTCTATTTGCTTGTCCTTGTACTACAATTTCCTGTTGTTCTCTTGATTGAGGAATGAATCCTGCAGGGAATATAGGGAAATTGGGTAGTTCGGCTAATTTTGCTTCGTAGTTAGGATTTGCTTGTGCTTTTTCTGTCATAGCAAATTCTGTTACTGCAATATGATCTACAATAGATTTCTGTACTTCTAAAGGAGTTTCTTCTTTAAAAGAACGAGATTGCATTGCTCTAACATGTGTTCTCCAGTGAACTATATGATCTTCCCATTCCATAGGTTCACCTACATATTTACCTGCTAATAAATCTTCATTTTCAGATTCAGCACATTTAACAGCAACTGTAAGTAAGGTATTCATTTTATCTACATTACCAAATTCTAATAGATCAATCCATCTTTCATTAGATAGAAGATCTGGTTTCATTTGCATTATTTCAATTATTCTCTGCATCTTACCTGCTTTTGATTCAGGAAGAGCAGTACCTACTTGAACACGTACATCATAATCTTTACTAAGATTGGCAGAATCGAAATGACGTATGGAGTATTTATTATCTTTACCAACAATTCGTAACATTCGACCGTCATCCGGTGCATAATAATCTCCTGCTACAGCTATTGTTTTTCTAGCTACTTTTTGTACAAAGTTATTATGTTTTGAAACATCTGTAGTAGATCTTTCTTGTTCTTGCTCATTTAAAAATTGTAGTGCAACACCTGCGGTAATTCCTTTAGGAGGAGTTCCACGAGAAACACCTTGTACACCATATACTTGTCCCATTTCTTGAACTAACATATCTCTAAAAGTATATGCTTCTCTAGGATTAGGTGCTGTTTGCATTAATTGAGGTGGTACCGGACCTTGATATTGTACAATAGTACTATCATTACCTAGTGCTTCAATTTTACAAGCACCTCTAGGCATTACCCATTTAGCATGTCCAGTTAAGTATATATTTTTTGCTAAAAGTGTTGATAAGTTATTGTGCATATTTTGAATAGGTTTAATTAGATCAAATCCAGATACACCATTTAACTGTTCTGGTACATCTATATCTGTTAATCTTTCAAAAGGTAGTTCACCATGAGAATAAGGTAAAGTACTCTCTTCTAAAATAACATCTTTAGTATATTTTACGTAAGCACCTTTTCTACAATTCTTTACTTGCTTATGAAAAAATTCATATACTAAAACTTCTTCTTCTAATAGTCTATCTGTTAAATCTTCTTGATCATATAGTTTAACTTTTGTTTCTGATTTTAATTGACTTTTAAATTGAGGATATTCCTTTTTAAGATCTTCTACAGGGATAACATTTACTTTAATTGCGTATTCTACATCTTCAAATTTCTTTCTTCTTTGTAAAAATACTCTCCATGGAGTTTCTATCTTATATTTAATATCTCCAATTTTTATAGGTAGGTCTAAATCTATTTTTTTAGCATTACCTTCTTCATCTACTACTACTTGTCCTTCTTCATTCATTAATTCTAGATCTATACCTTTAGATTTGGCTTCTACAACTTTAGGATGAATATCTCCTAAGTCTTTATCCCATTCTATAAATAGATAAGCTTCCCCAAATATGCGAGATTGTCTTTGAACCTTTTGCATAATAGAATCTATATCATTCATATACCATAAATGGTTTATTAGCATCTTTACTGCATTGGCAGCATTCTTATCTTCAAATTCATCATTTGTAGGTAGTATGTCTACTGCAGGTTTCATTCTACACATTTGAGAAACTTTTGTTTCTACTATATCATATAAGTGATTTATTACAAATTTACTTGATTTATTAAATTTTAGAGACTCACTTCTCCTTACAGGTAAACCAGAAGTGCTTACTCCTCTATATGCCTCTAAATTACCTCTTTGAACCTTAGTTCTAGATACGGCTTGTTTCTGTAAAGTTTCAGTAACTTCATTTAACCAAGTTAAATGCTCTTTTTCACCTTTATCTTTGATACTATGATACGGCTTTAGATTTGTTTTATTTGATCCACTTTCTACTAAATCGTCAAATAAACTCATTTACACCATCCTAAAAAACTCATCGTTTTCGTCCTGTTGTTCCGTATTTACTTGTTTAAAATCTTCTTCATTAGAGAAATCTTTAATAACTTCCTCAGATACAGGCATCATTTGCACTGTATGAGTTGCTTTTTCCAGTGATTTCGACAATATACACGCATACAGAGATAAGCCTACACTAAATATTGAAAAAATGCAAGCAAAAAATGCAAAAAAAGTGAAAAAACTTATAATATCCATAATTTAACCTCCTAAACCCATTCATCAAACCCGAATGTCCAGTCTTCTTCTTTTTGCATACTTATAATATCTTGTTCTAAAGATACGTATCTAGGATCATTTGGTTTCTCTTCTTTAATACTTTCAAGTACTTCTAACATGTTATAATTAGATGCTGCATTTAAATAACGATAACAGTCAATTAAATGATCATCCTTTTTAGGTATGTCGCCTTTATCATTTTTGGAATAACCTTCCATTTCCCAAGCTAATTTTACACATCTATCACTTATAGTGACTAAATTGTAAATCAATTGGTCTTTTATCAAGGATAAACCGTTCTCCTTCTTATTCATATGTTTGGCAGTAGGTAGAAAGTATAAATTAAATTGATTTAGTAATTCTACGGCAAACCAAGCTGCAGCCTCATCATATACTTTTATCCAATCATCCTCTAAAGATGAACCGGGATAAAATTCTTGCATTTTAGCTTTTATTCTAGGAAATATACGTCTAACCGAGGTATTTTCTTGTTTTGTTTCATATATCTCATCTAATAGATACATTTTCTTAGTATAAGGGTTTATGCATCCAAATAATACAGCAAAACAAGTTGTAGATCCGGGATCACATACGCAAAACCATTCCATCTTATTTCTGTCTCTCATTATTTCAGAAATTATATCACTATGAGGTTTTATAACCTCTTTAGAGAACATAGGAAAAATTGCGCTTTTGCCGCCTCTAACTATCTTTCCGTAATATTCCCTTTGG